TTCGGGATGGGGATGACCGGCACCATCTCCAGGTTGTGCGGGATAACAGCGAAAGGAACCCACTGGCCCTGCTCTTTGTTCCAGATCACCGTCTGCAACGGCAGATACAACGTGGCCTGAATGACCTGCGTGCCGTCTGCGTCGTAGATCGGGCGGATCGCCTGCGTAACCTTGCGGGTTTTGGGGTCGATCACCGCGTGCAGGTTCGTCGGCGGCTCGACCCGTATGATCGGAACATTCGGGTCGATGCCGGGGTCGATGTTCGGATCGGGCTTAGCTACTGTGATGTAGGACCTGCCGTGGATGAAAGCGTCGGTATGTCCGAGCGTCGCCTCGACATCGAGGTCGTTAGCTTGCCACCAATCCCACAACTCTTCGTCGGCTTTATCGGCACTGCCGAGCCGGAACCCTTCAAGTTCCTGACGCTCAGCGATCGAATCGACATAAAGCCGGGGATAGCCGATATGCGCGAGAAGTTTACGCATCGCCTGGGGGACCGAGACGCCGATAGCGTCGGGGCGTCGCTCCGCCTCGTAGTAAGCGGAGTTGTCCTTGAGCGGTAGCGCCTTGTCCTCGAACAGGTTGAGCATGTCGTCGCGGGCAGCCTCGACGGTGTCCGCCGGGACCCCTGAGTTTAGGTAGCCGTTTGGAGCGGGGGTCGGGCTTGTCATTTGATGACCACTACCCCTCCGCCTCGGTTTCGCTTACTCATCAAGAAGTCCTGTCTGCCGCCGTAGGCTAAGACAGCGCAGACAGCAGCGTCGATCTTCTTCGAACTGTCTTTGCTTGCTTTGCGTATTGAAATCGCATCGAACGTGGTCGGGTGTCTCCTCGCGTTGAGGATGTGTTGTCGCAGGATCAGGTTCCCGTCGTGGTAGACTTCGCGCTCTAGCACCGCGTCGAGGAAGCGTTCGCAGTCGAACGCGAACCGCTTCGTCTGGCCGCGCATATCAAACGCGATCGGATTACCCGGGGTAGCGTTGACCTTGATCCGCTTCCTAAAGTCCTGACCCCACTGATCGACGTATGCTTCGAACTCTTTGACGTCAGCGCGGAAAGCGACGACGTCGTATGCTTCGAACGCAGACCGGACGACCGCGTCCACGTCCTCGCGGGGGACCTCGTCGTTGTCGTAGTTGTCGGGGTTCCACACTTTGATCGGGAACAGACACCCGTCATCGACCCGGCACGCGACCAGCGCGGTCCAGTCGTTGGACTTGCTGCCGTCGAACCCGAGGGTGATCCGGTCACCTTTCTTCAGCTTGAAGATCGGCTCCGTCAACGCCAGCGCATCCCACTCCCTCGGAGCGATCCACGAGTCCTCGTGGGCGTTCACTTGGTTCAGGAACTTGCGGCGCGACTCAGAGACCGCGTTAGAGCGGTCTAGAACGCTAAGCAGGATCTCTTCGATGTCCAGCCAGTAAGAGTCCCCGCGAGCGACCATCAGCCCCTCGCGGAGCATCTGAAGTCCTTTTTCGTACCCTTCCGGGTTCTCTTTCGGCGAAGGGATCTCCGACAACGGAGTATCCGCCGGGGCCTCTAAAGCGTCGTACAACATCTTGGTGTCGACAGCCTGGCCTGCGGCGACCTCTTGCCACCTGTCGTATGCCCGCTCCGCCACAGAATCCCGGCCTGGGACGTGGGCGTTGCAAATCGACAGAGTCCGGGCCTTCGCCATCTTCGTGACGTTGCCGCTGATGACGTTCGCCATCTCGTGGCCGTCGTTGGACTCGATCCATTCCTGGATCTCGTTCTGAATCACCAGCGTAGGACGTCCACCCTCGATCGACGCCGGGGACGAGGTCACAGCCTCGATGTTCCCGCCAGCGGCCGAGTAGATGATGAACTTGTTGATCTCCAGACCGAACTGTTGTTTCATTTGTTTCGATACCATCACCGGGAACAGGCGAAACGTGTTCTTCGTCTGCTCCTGGCTGACGGCCGCGATCTGAATCCACGCCGCGTGATGCGGCTTCCCGACCGGGTCGCCGCTCTCGTTGAAATGCGAGAACAAAACAGGCCCGCACAGCTCGACAAGTGAGATAGCAGCAGCCAGCGGGTCCTTGCCCGCGCCTTTCATCCTGCGGAAGACGCCGCTGCGATACACAAAGAACCCGTGCTCGTCTACCGCGTACCACCATAGGATGAATCGTGCCTGCTCAAGAGTGGGCATAAACGGCGAACCAGCGTCATCCCCTCCCGGGGTCTTAACGTACTTCGCCAACCAGTTTAGGACGCCCCAGCCCAGCGTCTTTTCAGGAAGATGCCATCCTCCGTCAACCGTCCGCTGCCACGTCGGGCCGATGATGTGCGGGGGAGTCGGAGCAAGTTCGACACTCACACCGGCTCCTTTCTGCTGGGTTTACAAGTTTGCCGGAGAGCCGTTGACGGTGACGCCCGAGGCCGACCATGCGCTGCGAGCGCAGTTGGTTTGCAGCACCGGCAGGTTTCCTGTCTGTTGGATGGCGATGTTGTTGAACTTGATTCCGCTCACCGCACCAGCGCGGGGGGCGTTGATCGCCATGTTCCGGCCCGCCGAAGGCGGGGTGTTGACGATTTTGACGCCGTCGATGGTGACGTTCGCCACGGTCAAACCGGGGCGGTCACTGTACACCATGACTGCGCCGTGAACGATCTGGGTGCTGTAGTTGCACCGTGTCAGGGTGCCGCCCAAGATTTTGACACCGTCGACACCGAGGGTGGTGTAAGACGGTTCGCACGCGATGTAGATGCCTGCGCCTGCGCTGTCGCGCACGTCGATGTTGCGGTAGGTGATGTTCTGCCCGCCCACCACCGAGATGCCGCGTCCCCACGTCTGACCGATCACGGTCGGGGACTCGATGACGATGTCGTGGCACATCGGATCACCGCCGTAGGACACAACCGCGACGCCGTCGTCTCCGCCGTTCTGCACAGTCGGATGATCCACAAAGCCGTTGTTACACCCGCCGGTCTGGTGCAACGTGTCAGCGCGGGTGTTTTTAATAACCGGCCGGGTCACGGTGTAATTTGCGCACTGCCACATATACAGGCCCGCCCCGGCGGAGCCGTCGATGGCGATGTCGTTGAGTTTGTGGCCGTTGCCGTGGATAACGAACTTATGCTGCTCTTCAGCAACCCACCGCTTCGTCGTCACAGGGCAGGTCAGTTTTAAACCGTTGACGGTGACGTTGTTGGCGAGGAGCTTCACCGCCGAAGTGGCCTCGTTGGTGGCTTGGAAGGTGGCACCGTTGGCGTTGATGGTCACACCGTCGCGGCGGATGAACACCACGTTATTGTGCTTGTAAACGTACGGACCAAGGTTCAGGGTCCCGTTGACAGGCAGCGCGTCCAAGCGCTGCTGAAGCCACGCTGTGGCGTCTCCAGTCGGCGGTACCTCAGCACCGGGTGGCGGTGGTGGAGGCGGAGGAGGCGGAGGGGGAGGGGGTGGTTTGGGGGTGAAGAGGCTGCGTAGCCACTGCCAGAATGTCATCAGGCAGCCTCGTGCCGTCCGGGCGGGCCGTCGTCCGGGGCAGCCTCGACCGCTTTCGTCACCGACGCGGTGCCGTCATTACCGAACGGAGTCGACGCCAACGACGTCAACACCGACGTCAGCGCACCCGCTGCGACGGTGCCCGCGATGACTTTCCAGTCAATATCCCACACGTCGGTGAGGTTGCCACCGATGGTGACGAGGGCGAACTGGGCAGCCGACTTCACGGCGCGCTCGGTTAGGTCTTTCCAAAAACTCACGTTCCACACAGACATCGGCGGTCCTTTCAGGGGTCGAGCTTGAAGTAGACTGATGCGGCGCAAAACTTCAGAACGACGCATTTAGATGTGGCCGGTTGTAAGCGGTTTCAATCTGCTCACGGGTAGTTCCGTCCCGCAGGGCTACCGCCGTCTCGAACAGCATGTACGTGACGTTCCCGCTGATGCCTTCCCAGTGAAGGTCGTTTAGGGAGAACACGTCGTAGTGGAGATGGGTGCCGAATCTCTTCTCGCCCTCGCGTGTGTTTTCCACCGCTTTACCGTAGAATGCTGACGATTGTACGTTAGGAGGATCGGCCCACATGTCGTATTGACGGGTCGCGACCGTCACCTGGTATGGTGTGCGAGATTCCTCTAAGACCGGCCTCATCCACGGAGTGGTCCCTAACAAGATAAACGACACCCTCCCGGGTTCCACCGGTTCAAAGTCGCTGGCCAGCCACTTGATGATCGACTCCGACCCGTAGCTGTGGCCCAGCACCACGACGTCGCTGTCGCTAGAAGTCAGCTCAGCGCGTAACACCAGGTCTAGGGTGTCACGCCCATCATCGCTGCCCCCCGGAGGCCACACCCAATTCTGGTAGTTCACCGGCACGATCCGATCAGCGGCAGCGGCAGGCTCCCCTTTTAGCAGCCGCTGCATGTCGGTCTTCTGCACCCGGTCAGCGAACGGCTTGAACCACGCCAACGGGTTGTAGCCAGGCAACGTCAACAACGTCGTCATGCGCGGAGGTAGTCGATAGCAGGGCCGACGTTGTAGTTGACGTGTGGCCCGGTTTGTGCGGCGAAGAACATGCCCGCGTCGAGCATCGCTTTGAACGCACCGATCGCCCCAGCGATCGGCTGAGTAGTGATCTCTAAGAACTGCTGGAGCAGCGTGTCCGGGCCAACGAGGAACTTCTCACCACGGATGATGCGCCAGATAGCCGTCTTATCCTGACCCGCTGCGTCATCGGTTCCGGTGGTGTAAAGGTCACCTTTGTGGGCGTAGTTCCGCCACCACGACGGCGTGTCTTTCATCCGGTCATCTATGTAGGCTACGCCGCCGGTATTCGAGGCAGCCAACTCAGCGCCGGGATCTGGCCACGCCTTACCGATCTCGCGGGACGGGTTGCCCCACGCGACCGCCTTCAACATATGATCCTTCACCCAGTGAAGGCCACCGTTGTCGGGTTTGATCTCTAGCTCCCACACCTCGGAGGTGATGACAGCGCCCTGGCTGTAGCCTGCTAACGCGCAGCCGTACTTCTCGACCTGCTTGCGCAGTTGGAAACCGGGCTCGTCACGGTTCAACTGGTTGCGCAGCTCAGCCTTTCCGGCGTTGATGCTGCCACCCATCGGGAACGGAGCCGCCGGATACGCCACCGGCTGCCACCGCCACTTATCCTCCACAGCTCGCGCTGTGTCAGCGTCCGGGCCGACCCAATAAGGGACACCGGTCCCGCACAGCGTGAACAGAACAGGGCGGGTGTCGGGGCCGGGAGGGCGTTGCAGATAGCCCATGACGTACTTCGTCTCGGCGTTGATGACGCCGGGGGTGTACTTGCCCGTCGCTAGCTTGCCGCTTTGGTTGTAGCGGCCTTGCATATCGGCCACGACAGCGGTCATCGCCGCGTCGTAAGTTTGGGTATCCGCTAGCAACTTTGCGTAAGAAAACTTCTTACGCATAAACGCCTTGATTAAGCGGATCTCCTCGGATACGTCACCGAGGCCGAGACCGACGTACTGCCCGCCTACCTTCATAGCTTCCTCAACTCAGCCACCGCGTCGACAAGTGTCTTGCCGCCCAACTGCGGCCAGCCCTTGCCTTCGGGGCCACGCAGTTGGTCCCATATCTCGGCGATCATCTGGTCGACCGGTGGGTGCCGGAACGTCGGCGGCGTAACCGGCCCCGGGGCTGCACCGTTGGCGTACTTGCGCACCGCTGCCTCGAACACATCCCACGGGAAGTTCAAACCTACATCGGTGTGCGTACCGTCTTTCAACCACTGCGTCACATACCGGTGATCGGAGATACCTGGCGGATTGGAGTTGTACGGAGGTGACATCACACGCGGGGAGAAACCGTACTTCTTAGCGTCCTGAACCGCCAGGTACGCGGCCACATCAATCGCCTTCGACTGCTGCAACCACTGCTGCCGCGACCACGACGCTCTCGACCCGGCAAAGCACAAGTTGATGGAGCGGTTATTCGCGGACAGGACAGACCAAGACGCTTGGTCGGTGTCGACTACGTCGACTACGGTCACACCGTGGTCATTGAAGTCCTCGGAGATCGTGTAGTGGTATGAAACCTCATGACCTTGCAGGTACTTCGCCAGCGAGTCCGCGTTGCCGTCGCCTTCTTGGGTGTGGAGCAGGAATAAGTCGACCCGAGTTCCACCTCGGTCTTGGTTGTTCGGCGACCACATCTCGTACTCGTTGAAGTCGGGGCGGTTGTCGGGCACGGCGGGTCCTTCGGTAGTGGCTAGCGGTACGAGCCCGGCAGCGAGTTCGCGGGGGTCTTCGCGGCCTGGTCGGCCAGCGCCCCAGTCCGACCCGGAGGGGTTGCGGGTGAAGATGCGCGCCGCGACGATCGCCTGCTGCTGCGGAGTAGCCCGCCGCGCGCTGGGCGCGAAGTCGGTGCCTTTAAGCAGTTGCCAGGTCTTCGGGGTGATCTGAAAAAGGCCCTCGGCTTCGTTTCCGCCTGAGTTGACATCCTGGATCTGTTGGATGATGTCGGGGATGCCGCTGGACTCGCGGTTTATCAGGTGATCCCACGCTGGCGACGGCGAACCCCATCGCCCGTTGCCCCGACTGACGAGGGGGACTGTCATCTCTGCCATCAGCGGGGAGGGGCGGCGTCGAAGGGCAGGCAGAGCTGTTTACACAGCCACTCTAGTATTCGTATCATGCTTGGCAGACCTTTCTCGATGTGGAGGTGCCGAGAGTCGAACTCGGGTCCAGACGATTCCGACGTGCGGGCTTAACGCCTGTCGATGCCGATCCCACCCCCTGGCGCAGGGGCTCCCCTCTGAGAGGGGACCGCCTGCTAGAGCTGACCTGCCCGGATTCGAACCGAGACCGACCACCGGGCTGGGTACCGATGGCTGCTCTGCCAGATTGAGCTACAAGTCAACAAGCCCGTTCAGTCGGTGGGCTTACACCGCAGAAACGCCGCTAGGCGTCTCAGGGGTTCTCTTCCACAGGAACATCTTCGACGGGCGGCTCCTCTAAAGGGGGCTGCTCAACAGGCGGCTCCTCAACAGGAGGTTCTGCGGGGGGTTCCTCGACGGGCTCAGAGATAACCGGCGGCTCTTCCACCGGGGTCTTGACCTTGTCCAGTTCGCCTTGCACGAAGTCCGCGTCGGCCTGCGCCTGATCGGCGAGCTGCTGGGCGTCGGTCGCCGCGTCATCGGCCTGGAACTGCGCCAGCGCCTCAGCAGCGGTGTCCGCGCGAGTGGATGCCTCTTCGAGCGCTGCCACAGCAGCGTCACGCTGGGCCTTCAATTCATCGGTGTAGGCTCTCCAGCCGTCTACCGCTTCTTGCAGAGTTGCCACGATTGCTCCTAACTTAGTAAGTACTTGCTTGTGTCGTCGTTGTGCAGCCGAGTTAATGGATTCGAGCTTGTCTTCTAACCCGGCTAGTCGATCGGTGATGTTGTCTAGCTGTCGGTAGGTGCAGTAGCAGTCGCTCATCTCAACCGTTCTCTAAGTGAATTAACCTCCGTCAGATGGAAACCAACGAGTCGGGGCCGTACATCAACACCCCGGTAGATGCCGACGACCGCCGCGACGGCTCCGACCACGCTGCAACACATACACAACCGAAACGGGTGGTCCATCATGGCAGCAACACTATGTACGGCTGCTGCGTTCCATCGGACAGCGAACCCACCGTGATACTTGAGGGTAGGTCGGTTTGGCTGGAGAGTCCAGCAGCCATCCGTGGAGCGATAGTGTTCTCGGCAGCGACACCGCCGGTAACCCCCGGCACGGTGGGCGCGGTGGTTCCGACGAACAACGCTCCGACCGCGTAGCGGGTGCCCCGCACCTTAGAGAAGCTCGCCGACAGGCTTCGGGTGTAGTTGGTGTTCGTCGCCGCCCAGAGAGTTGTGTCGTTGGCGATAGACGCGATCAGAGTCAGGTTCCCAGACCCGTCTATCGAGTAGACCCCGACGCGGCACAGCGTGGGGGTGGCTGCTGCGGTGGTACCGGACGGGGTCCGAATCTGGGTGACAGTCTCGGTTTTCAAAGCGGTGAAATACGTGAGCCGCAAAATGCCCGACGTCAACGTGGTGTTAGCGAAAACGAACCGGCGCGGGAAAGTTGACTCCCCAACCGTCAGCATGTCAGGATTGGCGAAGGCGTCGAAATCCGAGATAGTCGACACAAGCTGCGTACCTGTGTGGCTGGCCCGAGCCAGCAGGGTCGCATCAGAACTGTTAGCTGTCGCTGCTGTGGCGATGCCCGTCAGCTTAGTGCGCTCTGTAGCCAAGAACGCTTTGTTGGTCGTGCCATCCGTCAGGGTATCCGCCGACTGCGTACCCGTGTGGTTCGCACGCGCTTTTAGGTTCGCGTCGGTATCGTTAGCGGTGGCTGTAGTGGAGATCGTGATCGTGTCGGCACCGTCGTTGACGGTGACAGAAATCAGACCCGCACCGACCATCGCGACACCGATCGCGTCACGCACAGCTTCCGCGTCCAAACCTGCTGCGCCGCCACCGATGATGGTGAGGGTGTTGGCGGCGTCGTCGTACGACAACGTGACACCCGACGCGCCCGCCAGCAGTGCGTTGACGGCGTCTTGCGCGGCCTCGGTAAAATCGGAGATCGTAGACGACGTCTGTGTACCGGTGTGGTTCGCTCGGGCCAACAGAGTCGCGTCGGAGCTGTTAGCGGTGGCTCCGGTTGCTATCCCCGTCAGTTTCGTGTCATCGGCAGCGGTGAACACC